CCCGACAGACGTACTCACAGCCGACCGAACAAAAAGCGAGTAACGACAACGAGAACCACAGCACGAACCGTTATTCCAGACACCGCCAGCAACCAAGCAGTATGGATTTCCGTATCCTTGACCAAAGTTTCCCTGTCCGTCATTGTTGCCCCAAGAGCTTCCTCCTACAGGAGCAATTTCATCAATCCACTGCCATAAATAACCACAACATTCTTCTGCTCCGACAAAGGAAATCATACGTCTTCCTGCTGTATCAGAGTGACCACCGACTGTTGACTTGTCAGAAGAACCAACAATATTTGTTGTCTCGTTTGAACCACTTGCAATGGAAGTGAACTCAAAGTCCTTGAGAAGACGCTTGCCTACAGCACGCATATCTTCCTGGTGATTCCACTGTTGTCTTGATACAGTGTGTGTTGCACCGTAAGCTGACTTTGTAGTCTTTCCTTTTCCTGACTGCAAGTAGATGTCAACTGCAATGTTTGTGTCACGGTCATAAATCATACCGTCATAAGAACTACATACAGGGTGGAAAGTGAGACACCATACTGATTCAGGAAGAATGTCATTTGCCTTGAATCCAGAAAGAGGGTGTTCAACAGTACCTACATTGTAGTAAGTTCCTGTGGAAATTGCTGTGAGAGACTTCTTGTAGAAATTGTAGAAGTCTGCTTCTGTCTCTTCATTGTACTGCTTGATGAGGAAGTCAGAACCTGTGACAGTAAGTTCTGTAGGAACTTTGGCTGTTACATTGTCTCCAACATCAACACAGAGAGTATGAAGCTGTCCGATTCTTTTTGTGCCTTCAACTTCTGTCTTTGAAAGAGAAGCTGTTACATTTCCTTCAGTATCAAGGAAGATGTAATAATCTTTTCCGTTTTCTGTAAGTGTTTCAGAAAGGTCAAAAGAAGCTTCTTCATTGAAATGTACGACAGTATCTCCAACTCTGATGTGAGTGTCAGCAAGAATCTTTACTGTCTGCTTGTTTTCAGCACCAAAGTCATACTGCAAGAAGCGAGCATTCTTTGCAAGAACACCTGCAAAAGAAAGGTTGAGTTTTTCAACTGTGACAGCACTGTCTGCAAGACGAGCAGTAGAAATCTTTTCTGAGAGAAGTGTAGAATCTATGTCAGATACAGGAATGTTTGCACCTGTGAGACCTACGTTACCATTTGTAGGCTGAACATTGTTTACAGTCTTTACATCTCCAGCTGAAAGTCTTGTCCAGATAGAACCATTGTAAAGAACACGGTCATTTACAAAGAACTGAATGTCTCCGCTTCCAAGATTCTGTGTTCCTGCAACAGTAACAATATAGAAGTCACCTTTTGTAGCTCCAGCCATTCCGTCAGCAAGATGAGGAACGTTTGTTGAAGCATTCCAGTTATCCTTGTATTCCATTGCTGATTCTGGAAGCTGTGAATAAGGAACTCTTCCATTTTCATCAAGAGAAGCAAAACCATTGGCTGTTCCATAATGGCTTCTCAAAGTAGCAATAAGACTTGAGAAGTTGTCATTCACTTTGTTTACGTTGTATGACAGACGACCCAAGAAGTGATTCATCAGCATACGTGTGATTGATGAAGCCTGTGTACGATACCCTTTTGAAAGAACTGTTTCATTGACTTTCAAAATGGAAGCGTCAGCTGTAGGAATGTTCTGAGCATTGTTTACATTGTACTCAGTAACACCATTTGCGTTGTTCTGCTCATAAGCTTCTTCAGTATAAGCAAAGCGAGCAACCTTGTTAGTTGTGATTGTGTCCTCTACATTTTTAATCTGCAAGAGGTCTTCATTGAGTGTACTCATTTCTGTACTCCTTTTCCTAAATATTTTCTACAAGAACTACTTGTACAAACTTTAGCTTAACAATATATTCCAACAGATTCAATCTCTGCTGTTTCAAAGTCAGGTCTACCATATCATTGTAATCATAGTAGACTAAAATATGCTTTCCGTCTGAAGCTGTTCTGACTGAGCTTACAGTCACAAGTCCAGAAGGACAGACAAGTTCTATGATTCTGCACAAAGACTTTATGGAAGTTCCATTGTATCTTACCCACTGCATTGCCTTGAAAAGCTCAATGTAAAGTGAAGGCTCAAGGTTAGAGTAAGTTGTCTCTGCTTCAGAAAGGAATAAAAACTGTTCACCATAATAATCTGAGTAAGCTACATTTTCAGGTGGTGTTGAAAGAATCTTATCTGTTCTTACGTTTCCATTATCATCAAGAACATTTGTTTCTTCAGAAGAAATATAACCGATGATGTTTTCATTTCCAACAAGAGAGCTTCTCAGTTTTGAAGTTGCAAGATTGTTTATATCATCAAACATTGGAAGAGGAATGACAAAAAGACCTCTTTCTGAATATTCAATGTCTCCAACTTTGTTTGAATCAGTCATACGGATTCTTATGAGATTATCTGCTTCTGAATCATCACCTTCAGAGAGATACAGAAACTCGTTTCCATAGAACTCTGAATAAGCAACGTTTTCAGGAGGAGCAGAAAGAACTTTGTCTTCCCTTACATCTCCGTTTTCATCAAACAAATCTGTCTCTTCAGAGGAAATATATCCAATTATATCATCATTGCCGATGAGAGAGGAACGGTTTTCACTTGTTGCTTCTGCATTGATGTCCGTGTTGTAAACATCTTGATTAGTTCTTACAAAAAAGAAAAAAGCAACTGTATCATCTTTCAAGTGAAAAAACTTGAAAATCTCAAGGTCAGTGTCAAACAGACCTCTTTCAGAGAACTCAAAATTGTCTTCCACATAACTTTCAGTCATTCTCAATGAGCTTAAAGCTTCGGCTCTGGAAAGACGAGGAAGAAAAATACCAGCAAAATTGCCGAGACCATAAAGGTTCTTATCGTCAATTTTGCCATTCTCAAACTGCTGATTATTGAATGAAGCAAGAAAGGATTTTACATCAGAAGTGAAATCATTCATTGCACCATTCATTCTTGTAAGGTAGAATCCATTGAGTTCTCCTCGTAAGAATCTGAAAAATGCTTTTGACATAGACTACCCCTGAATGAAATCCACTGCTGTAAGTTCTGGTATTCTTGATACAGGAACTTCGATGTAGCTTACACTGCTTCCATTGTATTTGAGATTCACTCCAAGAATATCAATACCAGATATTCCAAGACTTTCAATGACATTGTAAACATCATCTTCCTTTACAAAGTCTTTGTGCACTTCAGAAACAAAGTTATTGAAAAGTGCTGTTCTGATTTCTGACTGTGTATCATACTCATTCACATAAGTGTTGTTTATTCTGTAAGTAATTTCAACAGAATACTGTGTCTTTGCAAAAGGAGTAAGATATGCTGTGAAATAACCGCTTGAAAAAATGTCATTCTCATATCTTACAGCAACAGAGTTTACTGTCTGCAAAGTAGGGAATATGATTTTCTCTGCAATCTTCTCAGCAATCTCATTTTTTATCTCTCCTGCATAGCAGATAAGAGCTGTGTAAGGAGGGATTGTAATACCGTCATATTCAATGTCAGTGTTTGTTTCATTGAACTTTATTTTGCAATCGAAAATGTAAGGAAGATTCTTGATAGCATTCTGAAGCTCCACAAGACTGTTCTGTCTTTCTGTGTCAGAATTGATTCTCTTTCTGAACTCAAGGTCTGTTTCTTCATAAGCTCCAAGCAAAGATGTATTGTCAGTACAGCTGAACTTCAAGTTTTCTGAAATTGGCTGAACGGATTCAACAGTAATATCGCTCTGAGCTGTTACGTGGTATCTTCCAATATTTTCACTCATTGCAATAAGTGAGATGTAAGAGCCAGCTCCTATTGTCTTTGCGTCAGTGACTTCAAACTCAAAAGTTGTATCATCGTCAAAAGCATAAGTATAAATACCAGCTCTCAGTACAGCAGAAGCTTGTCCATTGTTTGTAATCGTTACGTGAAGTCCCGAAGCAGAACCTGAAAGTCTTTCTGTTCCTACAATGTTTGCCACACTTTCAAGGTCTTCATCAGAGCAGTAAAGAGGGTCAAACTTGTTGCTGAGAATTACACATATATTGTTGATAACTTCAAAGCCTTTTGCTATTGCCTTGAATACAAGATAAATCACGTTTGTGTTTGAGCGTGATATTGATTTTGGTGATATAAGTTCATCAAAGGAATCACATATTCCAGTGAGAATCGTATCGAAGGTTTTAAGTTCCATTAGACTACCGCCTTTAGAGTATATTTCAGATAATTCTGACCATTTTCTCCTGTGACAGTATCAAAGACAACATCTACAGTAGGTGTCACTTCTGCCACAGCATTAACAAGGTCTTCCATAAGCTGAACCACATTGATTTCTTCAAGTAAGGCTTCACTCCACCTTACACCACTTTCTTCATCAAGAGGGTCAAGACCTTTCTGCCATATTGTAGACAGACCACACATCTGTTCTATAACATCGTTGTCTTCATCGAGAATTGAAGCATTTGAGAGGATTTCATTGCCTTCTGAATCAGTTTGCACTTCTGGAATAATGTCAATCACATCAGGAACGTATACATATTCAGCTCCTGAAGGCTGTAAGACTTCTTCTTTCTTGTATACTTTAACGTCCATAAGGCTAATTATACTTTATATAATATTCACCGTCAAGAAATAGAGCCACTTCCAGTAGTGCCAGACAGAGCTCCTGTACCATTTGTTACGATTGTACCACTTGTAAAATAAGATTTTACTTCCTTAGACATCTCATCTGCAAGGTAATCATCACCGTCAAAGCCTTCCTCGTCATATCTGCTTTTCATATCACTAAACACGCTTATGAGCTTTGCAATCAAGGAAGCGTTCTGACAGCTTATAGTTCCCTTAGCCTTACCAGAATAAGGAGGAACTGGAGCGCTTGTAGGCGGAGGAGCGATTGTAGTTCCGACAATATCTGTTTCAACTGTTCCTGCTGAAACCATTGCTTGCACACCATTTCCTATTGCATTGGCAAGAACAGTGTCTCCGCCTTCCGTCATTGCAAGCATTGACTGACAGGCAATCTTTATTGGAGCAGAACAAAGTGAATCTGTGAGCTTCAAACCTCCACTGCCACTTCCTGAGAAAGTTCCGCTTGAAACTTGTCCTGCGTCAACAGTAGTAATATCTCCACTTTCTCCAAAGTCCTTTATAGCCTTTGAAAGACCGTCAGCAAAATCATCATCACTTTCCATTTGCTGAAAAGCAT